CAGTCTTACCTAACAAGTCTTTTTCAGATGCCTGTTCATATAAATCATTTATTGCAAATGTAATAAGATTTATACCTTCACCAACAGTTTCACCAGCTTCATCCCACTTAGTTTCAGTAACTAAGCCATCAAAGAAATCTGCAATTTTTTTATCAGTCTTACCTAACAAGTCTTTTTCAGATGCCTGTTCATATAAATCATTTATTGCAAATGTAATAAGATTTATACCTTCACCAACAGTTTCACCAGCTTCTTTAGTATCATATTCTAATAGACCTTCATAGAAATCAGTTAAAGCATCATTAAAGTTATGAATACTTTTCTTTACTTTAGGGTCAGATAACTTATTCTTAACAGTAGAAGTTATTTTATTTAACTGCTTAGCTAAAGACTTACCAGCTTCCTTCCACTTTTTATCTTTCAATAAATTATAGAACTTATCAAACCACTTTTCAAGAGGAGTCTTTTCAATATTTGGTGCACTCGTTAAGCTAGACCAATCTAAAGGCTTGATTCCAGCTCCTACCCCTGATACTCCTCCACCAGAACCACCTGAACCTGCTCCTGAAGCCTTATTTGTAGTAATATTATTAAGTTTATCAAAACCTTGTAAGTTGTCAGCAGCTTCTTTAGCTGCTTTACCTGTCTTATCTAAAGCTTTTGATTCATTACCTAAAGCATCAGCTGTATCATCAATATAACCTGCAGTTGATTCATCAAATACAGTTCCTTTAGCTCCACCAGTTAACTCTTTAATAGATGATGCATCAAACCCAAATAAACTAGCTAAAGCAGTAAAAGCATTAATAGCTGCTGCAACAATCTGATTTAAAATCCTTACAACTGGCAGTAAAGTCTTTACAAAGTAACCACCAACTATAGCTGCTAAAGATTGAAACTGAGTTTTCAATAAACGAATCTGGTTTGCCCATGTAAACTGAGTACGAGCAAAATCTCCCTGAGCTTGTGAAGCAGAATCAACAATATAGTTGTATCTAAGTATAACTCTAGAAGCCTGGTCCATATCTTCATATGCAGTTTGAATACCTTTTGACATACGATAAAGCTCAAGGTTTGTAGCAGATACATTAATACCATAAGTTCTTAATGCTGCTGAGTTACCAGCTAATCCTGCTTGTAACTTCTTGAAAAATACATCTTGGTCTACGTCATAGAAAGATGCTAAATCACCAGTCATTTTTGTAAGGTTTTCAGAAAAGTCTGCTAACTCATCACTTGCAATACCTGATGCACTCAATATACCACCGAATGTAGCTGCAAACTTAGTTGCTGCATTTTCAGTTAGACCATAAGCTTTAGCAGTAGTTTGTGCAAATTCAGTAACTGAGTCTGCACTCTTACCAAAGACATAATCCAATCTGTTTTGTGATTCAGTCAACTCAGAACTTAAACTAATTGCAGACTCAAGACCTTTAACTACCCCTGCTCCAAGTAATAAAGACTTTAACTGCTGTGCTAAACCTGAAGATGATGAAGATGAAAATATTGACTTAAACTTATCACCTATACTATTTAATACAGAAGTAAAAGCACTTTTAAGATAACTAGCAGATTTTGTAACAACAGTCTTTGAAAGATTATAAATAGTATTAAAAGACTTTTTAGCAATACCTTCTAACTCTTTAAATCCAGACTTAAGTCTACTAACTAATTCCTCTGAACTTTTATTTGCTAGTGTAGATATACTTGACTGTGCACTTTGTATACTTGAAAATAATTTTCTAGTCTGTGCATCTGAAGTTGTATTTACACCTCTAGCGTTTATATTACTATTTAATGTTTGTAATCTAGTGTTAAGATTTTGTAACTCATTTATATTCGCTCTTATGTTCGAAATATTTTGTGAGCCAAAGCTATTATTCATAGCATCTCTTACAGCTCTAGTAGAAGTTACTATATCCTGTAACTCAGTATCTACCTGCTGAAAACTCAATGGCTGTGAAGCCAAAGTATTAAATGTATTTGATAAATTATTAAAACTAGTTACAGTTTTTGCTATTTCTTTATCTGGAATATACTTTAATAAATCTTCAAAAGTCTTTTCTAGCTTTTCTACTTTTGAAGTTATTTCAGAAAAATTACTTGTAGCACCTTCAAACCTAAGTTTAGAAGTTAAAGATTTTAACTCAGCTTCTAAAGACTTAATTTGTGACTTAGCCTGTGAAGCATCTAATGTAACATTAGTGCCAACATTAACATCAACATTTGGCATATATTAGACCTCCTAACTTATATTTAATATATTAAAAAAGGAGAGCATATTTGCTCTCCTCTAAAATCTCCTAAGTAATAAATTACTTCTTTAAAACTACCCCTTTATACTGCCTAAACGGAAATACAACTGAGTGCTTCATGATATTTACAGAAAGGGCATAATAACTACAATATAAAAGTAATAAGTTTAAAATATTTTATTCTTTAACTGTATATTTTACCTTGAACTTTCTTTTAGCATACTCTGCTACTTTTTTGCGAAGTTCGTCTTTACTGTCGAAATTTTCATTGGTAAACTCTGCAAAGTCGTTCAACACTAAACAATATATTGAATAACTGCCTTTTTTCTGTTCTGCTACAGTATTGCAAACAACATCGAAAGCTTTCTTGCTCATCTCATATGGTTTATCGTTTATAATACAAAGCATATCTACTTACCTCCCAATAATTTGTAATAATAAGAACCAAATTTATCCTTTTGCTCTTCAAGATAAGCATCACGCTCTTCTTTAGTAACTTGAGTTTTAATTTTGAACTTTGATTTTAAATCAATATAATACTTTTTAGTATCACCCTTCATTTTAGAAGTATCAGTAGCTCGATAAGAAATTTTCTGACTCAAAGGACAATCACCAAGATTGTTTAGAAAAGCCATAAATTTAAACCAATGCATATTAGACTTATGTAGGTCTACCCCTGACACTAGGAAAGCACCATATATGTCAAAAGCATCAAACTGGAAATCAAGATACTTTTCATTAGTCTCATTTAATTCATCTTCAAGATAATATATTTCAGACCTTCCACAAGACAAGAACCACATCATACCATTGAAAGCTGTTTCAAAGTCAGGAACTTTATCTTTGTATAATAAATCAAAAGCCTTTAGTAATTTTAAGTCCTCTGGAAATCTTGTATCCTCAGTTAATAGAGTAAGTGCAATACCAACTCGAAAGCTGGTATTTATAGCACTACCCCTGTATTCGGTTGGAAACTGCTCAAGTAAGCAATTATACATCAACCTCACCACCATCTACAACAGTAAACTTATCTGTATTGTAAAGTTTATTTAACTCTTCAATGGCTGCATTTTCCTCCTTCTTATAATCAGAAAGATATGGTAAAATTGTATTAAATAACTCAGCATAACGCTCTACACCTGGTAATGTATCACCAAACATCTGCTCAGTAATATTCGTATTAAATGCCTTATCTACATCTTCTTTGAAAGTTGTAAGAACTCTCTCTTCGATTTCAGCATAGGCAATTAGCTTTTCAAGAGCATCTTCAGTTTCAACAGCATCAAACTCTTTATTTAAACTGTCATCAATATTCTGATATTTTTTCATAAGTCTTAAGATGTTACCAACCAATCTCTTATCAGAGAAATCAATTCTTACAACATTATCTGTTCCTTCAACATGTAATTCGCAAATCTTTGATAAATTTTTAATCGTGTTCATTTTAAATCCTCCTATAATCTTTAAAAATATAGGATACCCCTAGACTGCTAGAGGTATCCAAACATAATGAAACAGCACTTATGAAGATGACTTAGGTGTGAAAGTAGCTACTCCAGTCGCCTTATCATAAGTAGCTGTTCCTTCAACAGCCTCACCGACAATAGTGTAAGTAGCCTCTACCTTGATTTTATCCTGAGCATCTCCACCAAATGAAGAAACTTCACAGACAGCAGGATACTTGTAAGCCACATTACTACCAGTAGCATAAGTCTTAATCTGAACAAGTTCACAGTTAGCTCTGCTATCAGTAACCTCATGGTCGAAAAGGAACTCCTCGTAAAGACAAACAGGGTCTTCCTTAAGATATACACCTGAATGTGAGAAACTCTTCTTATACGCTTTAATAACGTGACTAGCTACTTTAGAAGTAACGTCTGCTGGGTCATCAGTCTCAACACCTGAATCCATACTATTTGACTCAGCCATTAAAAGAGCCATATGAAATACTCTTGTGTCAAACTGTGATAAGTCATCTGGAACATTTACAAAGTATAAAAGCTCCTCAGAACCTACAGTTGACTGTCTAATTTCTGTTAGATTAGCCATGACTATAATCTCCTTCCATAATTGATAGAAAATTTACTAATAAAATCTTTTGCACCATTTGAGTATGCTGCTGATAACTTGGTGGAAGCCTTAACAACTACCCCTGATACATAAAATTCATCAGTTTTGATTGATTTATAGTTAGACTTGATAAAAGATACCAAATCATCAACTATCTTAATAGAATCTAAATCGGCAAAACCATTATCGTTTGCCATAATACGATAATAACATTGTAAAGATATTTCTCCATCAGCAAAGATACCAGTGATGTCTTTTTTCTCAACTACAGTATTATCATCAGCAAGTGAAAACATTATGCTATCTTTATCAGGCTTTAACTCATCAAAAGTAAGTTTTAACTTTTTGTCTGACCTGATTGTATAGTTACTATTTATATAAGAAATAATAAACTCAATAATTTCAGATATACTCATTATTTAGCCTCCAAACCTTGTAATAAGTCTTTCGCATATTGGTCAGCCCACTCTTTAGCAAATTCACGTTCAGAAACATCTACTGGATTACCTTGAGCCTGTATATGCACATCTTTTGTATAATTTTTAGGCATACCTGATGGTGCTATTGGATTGAAAGCATAACTTGCATAATTCTCAGCATACATATAACCCTTTGGAGTATCTGGCACGTTTTTTGCAAGATTACCATGTTTGTAAGGAACAAATTGTTCTGTATCTTTTTTGATATTATTGACCAGATTTCGATAAGCCTGCTCTTTATTTTTATCTATAGTTTTTTGAACTTCTTCTATAATAATACCAGATATGTCTAAGCTAGGTGAAATAGTAACATTTTTATTAGCCATATTAAATCACCTCACTTATTTAGCAACTACAACTTTATTGTCTAAATTACTACCAAACTGATAGTCAGATATAGCAGTAATCTCATATAGTCTACCTCTTGAGTTCCTATACTCGTTAATTGATAACCCATCTAAATCAATAACTCCAAACCCAATTAAATCTTCTTTAGCTATTGTATATGTAGTATCTACATTAACTGTCTCATCATTTTTAAAGGTAAATGAATCTACATAACTCTTATCAGCAACAGCATCTTTTGGAATATAACAAGTAACTTTATCATCTTTAGAACTACCAGTAGTTTTTCTAGCGTTAACCTCATCAATAACAAACTGAACACCTGATAATACTACCCCTGAGTAATATACTTTGTTATCTCGTTCATACTTATTGAAAATTGTAACAGTATGTGGAAATAACGACATAATACTCAAACCTCCTTCAATAACATTCAAGTTTTAAATCCAACTACAAGTAAGTGGTGTTCCTCCAAGATAAAAGTTTACAACTGAATGTAAACTATACATTACTGACTTAGGTAATGTGTCTGAAGCATAATTTACAGACCAACTACCTACAGATTCAGAAGATTTAAGACCTACCCCTATATAATTAGACTCAAGTCTATCACATATAGCACATATGCAAGACTTAACCTTCATAATAGTAAACTCATTTAAATCACTCTCTGTAAGATTTTGAAATCTACCAAAAGTAAAGTTATCTATAGTAACATAACCAAGATTTACTAACCTGTTGAAATCATCTTCACTGAGTTTGCCATGAAACTCATCTTTGTAGTAAGTATAATCTACAGTAATCATATAACAAACTCCTTTCATTTATGATAACTAATATAAACTAAATAACTTTAACTTATATGACTTATCATAATAGTGGGTGGACTAGCCACCCACATATTTATTTAACTACACCATCATCAAAATCAAACTCCTCATCATCTGATAAACCTACTGGAGATTCATCTTGTGTTATTAGGCGTTTTTTAACAACTACACATGCTGCATTTGTAACCTTAAAGCCAGAGTCAACCTCTTCCTGAACAAGAGCACCAGCTGCATTAGGGTTATCAATAGTTCTAAGCATAACCAGCTTATCAATGATAGAGAAAGCCATATGGTCATACATGATAAGCTCAATAGTAGAAGTATCTACAGTCTGAGCTACCCCTGAAGCATTGTTATACTTGAAAGAACCTCCAAGCAAAGTAGCCTCAACCCAAAGCATTCCCATCCAGTAACCTACACGACCAGTAGCAACTACTGAATCATTTGTAATAGGTGTATAATCTTTACCAGCTGCCTCAAGCATAGCAGAATAAGTATCTACAGATGCAATAACAACATCTGGTCTAGCATGCTTCTTTCTAAGCTCTTTACGTAAAGCTAATACTTTTTCCTTAACATTAGCTGCTGTGATAGCATCAGTATCACCTGAAGCAGTTCCCTCAGTAGCTAATACAGCAAGACCTGTCTTCTGACGAGCGATACGAATATCCTCTGTTACTGCCCAAGTCTTATTTAAAAGAACTGATGTTGGCATTGTAGCCTGAACATAGGCTGGAACCTTCTGACTCTTCTGGAAAGAGTTATTAGTGTTGATATCAACAACAGTATTTGCATACTCGCTATTTACGAAATCAGCACCTGGAGTCTTTGGTTCAATACTATTATCTGGTGAGTAAACCTCAACCTGAATCTGACCTGCATTACCTACATCATGCTCAGATGTAAAAGTAATACCATCCTGAAAAATCTCATCTGCATATAAACCACCTTCAACTACAGGTGACATACCAGTAGCTACAGTAGCTGAACCTACAACTAAAGCCATAATTATTTACCTCCTATTTTCGTATACCTTTGTTACGAAGAAATGTATCAACTTCACTTTCAATATCATTAACTCCGTTTGGATTAACTACCCCTGTAAATGAAGTAGCACCTTGTGCTACTTGACCTGTCTGAACTGTAGACTGAACAGCAACACTAGGATTTTGAGCAACACCCTGAGCCTGTGCAACAACACTAGGCTGGTTTGTATTTACCTGCTGATTTTGAGCAACACTCGTATTCTGCATAGCAGTCTGAGAAGATACCTGACCTACAGATGGAATAGTCTGAGGTGTTGGCTGAGTGTTCTGAATGCCCTGACCGATATTGAATAATTGAGCATTTGCCTGAGTGTATTCCTTCACTGCATCAGCAAAGCTTTTTCCATTAACAGCAAGTTTCTGAGCTTCAAAAGCAACAAAATCCTGCATATAAGCAGGAACTCCTGCACTTGCAACGATTTCTTTGTTTTTGTAACCCTGTAACTCGTTAAGGTAACTCTGTGACAACTGCTGTGCCTGAGCTAACTGATTTGTTAAATCCTGAACACGCTGATTAAGCGGATTTACTCTGCCCTGAATTATACTATTCAACTGCTCCTGAGTAAACAGTGCCTGACTGTTTTGAGCTGACTGAGTAGGCTGAGTAGGATACCCCTGATTGACTACTTGAGTCTGAGTAGGCTGACTCTGCACATTCTGCTGGGTTAAAGACACATTAGGTGTAACATTAGTTAAATTATCCATAATATCAATCCTCCACGATTTTACGTCTCTCGACTACTTTTAATAGCATTATAGCACGTTAATTATTTTTTGTCAAGAGGTAGTTATAGAAAAATATTAACATAATAGAAAAAATATAACAAAACATAATTTAAACTAAATAAAAAGCCTGTATTGCATAAACAATACAAGCTCTTTATAGTTATAAGTTATTCAGCTGTTTGTGATGTGCCTGCTGAAATAGCATTGATTTTTGTTTGAGCATCTTCAATAGTTTCACCATACCATTTTGCTCTATATTCAGCCTTAGACATAATACCATCTTTAACGTCCTGTCTATCCTGCTCACGCTCTTTATCATTAGATTCAATGATATTATCTTTAGCAGTTACAGTAACCTTAGCATCAGCATTAACTGCTACCCCTAAGATGTTTTGACCTAACCAAAGTATCTCAGATACTAAAGACTTAATAGCTACACATACCATATTAGTCATTTTACCAGAGTTACGAACAAAATCCTGTCTCTCTCCAGCATATTCAGTAGCAGTAACACCACTACTAAAAGAGAAGTTATAAAACTTTGTTCCAAAACCTACAAGACTACTAAACATATTCAACTGATTCTGTAATTCAGCATCAAGCTCAGTAGAACGTAAACTTGGAGCAAAGTCTTTAATATATTCATTGATAGAAGTATCTACATCATCACCAAAGAATTGCATCAATGACTGTCGCATGTCTTGAGGTGCAATAGGTTTACCTTGGTCATCACAAGTAAGCAAACACTTATTCATCATGATAATTCTTCTACCATTAATAACCTCTACTACACAATTGTCGTATACCTGGTCAATACCTTTAAGAGTATCAATAGCATTGTAGTAAACAGATACACCTAAAGGACTGTCTAAATCTACATTATTTGCGATATTAGTTTTCATTATAACAAAAAGAGGTTTAATACTCTTTGTTCGTATAATACTCAATACTGGTATATTTAGATTAACTTTTTGATATTTATCATTGTAAATATCATTGTAGATTACATAACCGTCATCTTCCTTGATGTGAGAACTAACAGTATAATAAGTCTTGCCTTTTATATTAGTCTCTGAAACAAAAGCTACATCAGTGATTATACCATTATCATAAGAGATAGGAATAATTCTAGTAGCATTGTAAGACTTAATCTTGATAGTAGCATTAGCACCACTAACAATATTTCCATTATTATCAACAATAATACCATCCAAATCAAGAGCAAGAGCAGATGTTCCAAGAGCAAACATTTTCTCTAGATTGTCAGATAATATTGTAGAAAAGTTATTACTGCCTAAGACACCACCATTTTCTTTACTGCCCTGAACAAAGATACTAGACTTATTGTTTGAAGAACTAATAACAATACTTAAATCCTCACTCAATACAGAAGATACCCAATCTTCGCAAGCTCGCTTAGCCATATTCAAATGATACATTTCACGACTAGGAGTAGTAATACCATTGCTATATGTTATAGTATGATAACTTTTAACGAAGCCTTTATACCATTCAAGCCATTCACCTATTTTAGTGTAATAGCTGGCAACGTTATAGCAGTGACCAAATCTACCCCTAATACATTTTAACATTGAACCATAATCCATTATTAGACCTCCTAACTACAATACTTAATAATCTTATCAATAAAAGCAGACCAACTATATTCTTCAGCATCAGCTATATCAATGTCAACAGAACCATTATCAAGTCTTTCATCCTCATGTCCTTGTCTACTATCCCAAACTTGATGTTCAGTAGAACCAATAACATATTTACAAGACTTACTTACAAGCCAATGTCGTCTGGCAAGCATAGATTGTTTAGTAGAAATACGTTTCTTAATTGTATGTTTCTGACAATCTAATACTCTAATCTGATTATACATAGATAACTCTTTGATTACAGACCTAATCTCGTTAATCATAACTGGGTCTGCACAATCACCATAGATGTATCTAACTACCCCTAAATTCATTGAAATAACTGTCAATAGAAAATTCTTAAAACGTTCATGGAACTCTACAACATCAGAGTTACCACCTTTCATATTTATTTCATCATCATAAAAAGGAATAATCAAATGATAGTTATTACATATAAGTGTAGCACAGAAAGCAGTATTAGAGCCATTACCTCCGAAGTCTACACCAATACTTATAAACTGAACAGTAATACCTTTTAAAGACTCATTCAAATCATTTAATACCCAAGGACTACTATCTTTAGCAAATAAAGTAAATATCAATCCGTCAGAACAAGCACGATTACCGAGGATACCCCTTTGATACTCGACACTATTTTTATCTGGGTAAGTATTCAACAACTCCTGCTTTTGATACTCAGATAGTGCAGTATTATCAAACAAACTACACTTCATAAAGTTCATCTTTATCTTTTTATTTTCACAAAACTTATCGATATACTTTGTGTAAACTTTATGAGTAGGATAGACTGGGTTTAAATCCCACCAAACTTTTTTATCATGTGACTGTGTAAGACGAGATAGTGCCATAGCTACAAAGTCTTTTTCATCATCTGATATATAAAGGTTAGCTAACTCAACTGATAACCAAGAGCCAAAAGAAAGACCTTGTATTCGTTTATAACTATCAGATTGACCTCCGCCAACAAAGATTACAATTTTAATACCTGTCTTTGTATTTATTTTAAGACACTCATTACCTTCATATTTACCAGACTTGCATCTACCCCTAAATATAGCTGTAAGACCTAAACCATTACAATCAGCTACATTTAATCTAGCAGTTGTAGATGATGCACCAGATACAAGATGTATTTTATCTTTACAATACTCAAGATAATTTGCAAAGCTATAAATATTGATAACTGTTTTACCTGCACGATAAGCACCTTCAAGACAATTATAAGTGTTAGATAAGCAACGATAATAGTAATCAATATACCTCTGGCTGAAAGGTTTTATTTCAACTGATTGTGTATACATTACTCATCACCTTCAAAGTCCTCATCGAAATAATCATCTGTATCTTCATCTTCATCAGATTCATCAGACTCTTGTAATATAGCCTGAATGTCCTCTTGTCTTCCAAGCTTTAAGCCAGCAGATGAGAATAGTGAAAGAATATCCTGAATATCTACCCCTCTATCAGAACCATCAAGCTGAAGAATCTTTAACAACTTTTCAAATGCCCACTTTTTATCCAAGAATACAGGATTTCCAGTTCTACTATCAAAATGGTCTATCATAGCTAAATCATCTTCATCCCACTTTGTAAAGTCTGTGAAGTCTTTTTTGATTATTGTATCCTGAACAGTTCGACCATTTTCAAGACAAGTCTGATATACCTGCATATACTTGGCTGGATTATAATTGATGATTTTATATAAACGCTCAATCATAGTTTCACGTTTATCTTTTTCCTCAATACAAACTCCATCTCTAATCTCCTGAATACGAAAAACAACGTCTTTACGGCACATAAGTCTTGAACCCTGCATAGCATGGTATGAGTCACACTTTGGATGTGCATCTACCCCGTAACCTGCCTTAAAACAAGCTTCTGATGGGTCACATCCTTCTCTAGCCATAAACTGGCAAAACTTTTCCATACGAGCATTTCTTAATTTAGCCATACTATATTTACTCCTTTCATAATTATATTTAATAAATACATATAATGTCTATAGTTTTAATATTATATTAGTAAAATGTAATACTAAATAAATTGAACAGTATTGGTCAAATACAAACAATATCGTACAAAATAATACATATTTATACAATTCGATACAATTCAAATACATTTAGTCTTATTTCAACTCATATTATACACTAAAACTTGAGAGATGTCAAGTCTTATAATAGATTTATATCATATAACTCTATATACTCCTAACAAATATTATACCTAAACTAAACTAAAAAATCAATATAATAAAAAATATCTGTCATCATCTCAAAATACAACGACCGATAAAACTACCCCTGATAGATTGAAATTACTTTATTTGAAAATCATATTATACTTCTCAGTATCTTGACTACTCATTTTATCAGACTTTAAAGCACTACAAATATCACTAGCCTTATTTAATAACTCAATAACTAGTTTATTATAGTCAGACTGAACAAAAATACTATCTGTAGTCTTTAACTGCTCACTTAATCTCATAAGTCGACCGATACTGTTCGAAGTATTATCTTCATCTTTATAATGCTCCTCTTTAGACTTCAAATATTCAATATTACAAATATCTTTGTAAATATCTATTAATTCACCGATAGCAGATAAGTTCTTCATTATAATACTAGTAACTTTAAAATTTTCAAGTTCCTTAATAATCATTGATTTAATATCATGCATAACTACCCCTGAAATCTCTAAACTGCTCTACAATACTCTTTGGTCTTTTATTGACTACACATGAAAGACTCAATAACGGATTTGACATATCACAATACCTTCTAACTTAAAGAGCTTCATTCAACTTACTTTGTAATTCATCAACTTTAGATTATAACTCACTAATTTTAGTTTTCATCTCTTCATATAACTTTGTATTTTGTTCGCCTGTATTGCTCGGTTGATTTGCAGCTACATTTTCAATAGGTAAATTTTTATCTTCAACAAAGATATATGAACTGATATTAGCAATACCAATATTATCTGTGCTTTTTACATAAAACTTATAGTTGTCATAGTCCATTAGCAATACACTACTATTTGGTCTAAGCTGAAAAGCCTTAGCCCCTTCAATACCATTTACAAATGTTATATTTGTTTGTGAATGAAAACTTTGATTATTATAGTTTGCATTTTGTTGAGCTAAATTGGCGGTATAGCTATTATATGGAATGTAATTATTAAAACTTTGATTTTGCTGAAAATTATTTAACATTGGAAAATAACATCCTAAGACCTCTTCATCTACCCCTAGCGTAACAAAAATAATAGAGTTAAGCAATACAACTTAACTCTCCTATTTATACCAAAATATTCATACTTTAATACAAAATAAATAACAATAAACTACAAAATTAGTATCATCCTAATGTGTATCTATATACAACTCAGCTGCACTCTCTTTGCAGACTGGTAAGTCTTTACAATATTTCTGAACATTATCATATTTCAACTTTAATCTCTTTATTATTCGATTTATCTTACATATTGTTATATTAAATTTCTCTGCTTGTTCATATATTATAATAACTGCAACTCTTGTGCGAAGTATATCTTTCTACTCTTTAGTTAAACAAGCTTCCTCAATAAAAGTCTCAACTATCTTTTTAGTCCAACATACTTGCTTTTCCGTTATTTTTCCTCCTAACTAAAAAAGAGGATAAAAGCTACCCCTGATTAGATGCCTTTACCCTCTGTTAAAAAATCAACTATTTATTTTGCTTAAGTATATGAATCTTCCAATTGTAATCTACGTCATCAGTGAATACATTTAAACAGGTTTCGTAGTCATCCTCATAGTTAAGATTAAACCTAACTTGAGGAGAACTACCCCTTATACATTCAAAATCGTAAAAATTATTGAATTTATAATCTACACTTTGAAAATAGTTATTTAACTCCCAATTATACATATGCTACTCATTATTTCAATAGAGCCTTTACTCTTGACTGAACTTCCTTGTAATTATAACCAGCTGCTTCAAGACGAGCTTTACGGTCACTACCATTTCCCCATTTACCATTAATGACCTCTCTGGCGATTGTATCAATAGACTTTCTAGGAGTCGATGTAACTGAACTTTTATTACAAAGCTCATTTACTTTTTCCTGAACAGCTGAGTAAACGTATCCTGCTGCCTCTAATCGTTTCTTACGCTCTGAACCTGTTCCCCATTTACCATTGATAACTTCTTTGGCTATATCATTAAGTGTCTTTGTAGGTGTATGAGTGCTATGAACTACCCCTGAAACAGACGAACCACCTGAAGCACCTAACAATTTATTTACCTCAGATGCTATATATGGCATTTTAGACATTAAATAATCACCTGGGCAAGCTTTATTCTTGAAATCACGATGAACAGTCATATTACAACCATTTCTATGATTGATACGGTCATCTTTATTGTCAGACCATACTAACTTCTTGATTTTATTACGTTTGCAAACATCAGCTACAAGCTTGATAAGAGAATCCATTGCTACCCCTGAAACGTGCCAACCTGTATCAGCTCCTCCATCATTAGCAACCTCAATCGTAATAGCCCTCATATCATTTGCTCTATTAGAACTACACCACGAACGGTCTGCTTCGTCAACATAACAACCTATGCGACCATCACTACCTACACCATAATTACTTGATGCCTGACGACTTGTTTGTGCAAAAACATTGGCACATGTCTCAATTGTTAGATTGCCTGCCATGCAGTGAATTGTGATAGTATCTATTTTGTGGTTTCTAGGACTAGTCTTGTTTGGACTAATCTTAATATAGTCAACTAAACTTGAATAACCCATATTTATACCTCCTTGTGATAATCATCAAAAATATTTGTTATATATGTGAATAAGTATCCATAGTTTTCATTTGAAATCAAGTAGTATGAATACTCTGTAACTACCCCTAATATGTTTCCAACTGGTGAAGCATCTCCAATTGCTACATTATTTTCATTAGCTAATTGACTCATTACTTTATTGACTAAACATTTGAAGAATGTATCAAATTTATCATCATCTAGTATTCTTAACCAATTAATTGGAAATGACTTTATGTTTTCAATTATCCATGATTTTACCTGTCTCTTGAACTTCATCAATTTCAAAACTTTAAACATACTATCTACCTCCTGATACATAGTATTATAGCACAATTATTAGTTAAAGTCAATAGTCGTATTATTACTTAGTTACTAGTTACTAAGTGCTATAAATCGTCTCATCTTTAAACTTAAAAAGACCAGTAACTTAATGTTACTGGTCAAACTAGAATAGTTTATTATAAAACTTATACATTATTTTGTTCTTACATCTAATACTACATTATAATGAGCACCTTCACCTTTAACTTCATCTATAATAAAATGAACATCTTTAGGCTTCAACTTAACTGCTACCCCGTTTACTTTAATAGTAATTGGTGCATTATTAAAATCATAATCACAATAATGTATACCAAAATCTTTAGCATGCTTATGTATCATATTTAATGTTACATAATCTGTAGTTTTTGGTATATACTCCTTTAATTCGAAGTGTAAATATCTTGCGTTATTCTGCTGCTCTACTAAACCACTTAAATTATAAAACTTTTCATTAATCCTTAAAATTAAAGTATAATCCAAATTATCTCTATTGTTAAGTAGCATTAACTTCTTAAATGCATTTACGTTATTATATTTACAGCTTTTATGTAAACCAAATATAATAGCATGTTCATCATCCAAAATCTCAGGCTTTAAAGAACTAAAATCATAATAATCATCACCTAGTTTAAAATTAAACTCATAAAGTTCATTATTACCAAGGTTCATTAAAAAATCAAATAACTTCATATTAATATCCTCCTTTAATTTTTAGAGGGAAAAATTTCCCTCTAAAATAATACCTGCTTTGTTTCGCCTCTGTCTCTATAAAACTTCTCGACTTTTGCTTTGTTCCATCTAATCCAGTCATCCTGTCTATCACAAAGTGATGAGTCATATGGAATTAACAACTGTCTCAATTCATCTACATCATGAGCTGAAATATAAGTGTCATAAAGACTAAAGTCTTTAATGAATTTACCATGCTTTACATTTTCACTTCTAGTGCAGAACTCAAGATAGCTAGGATTTGCACTTAGCTTCTTTAAAGGTGCTGTATCAATAACTACCCCTTTGTAATATGTGCTATCACAACCTATATTTAACAACTTAGGTTGTGTCTTTGAAATAACCGTATGGTTAATCTCTAAGCCTGACTGATACTTTTCAAAAGCTGTCTCATCCTTAGCAATCATACTCAGAACATATGCCTTAACTGGCATACCTGATATGATATACTCAGGGTATATGCCTCCTTTACAATAATGCACTTTAAGCTCCATAATATCACCTACATTATCAAGCTTTCTCACGTTAAACTGTGAATCAACTTTGTAAATACCATCAGACAACTCAAAAGTTGCACCTTCAAACTGTCCTTCTTTGTTAAACTCACGATGCATATTAGCATCTATAACACCAAGTAACTCCAATGTTTGACTTCTTCTTCTCATATTATTTGTCCTCCTTGTTTAAATCTAAACTACTGTAACCTGCACTTATTGTTGATGCTAATACCATCAACTCATTTAACTCCTTCTTCAAACCCTTTATAAGATCTGAAGATGCAATATCATGCTCACGCATAACACTGTAAATTTCATCTCTATCCTCTGACCAAAACAGTTCTTCAGACAAAACCTTTTCTCTTGAAGTATTATAAATATCCTCAAGGTTTTCAACCTTTTTAACCAAAGGTTGTAACTGGCTTAAGCCACTTATAAATAATTCAGCATTTTTGTTTAACATTTTATTTTCCTCCTTTAATTGTTTAATAAATATATTTTTATATTAAATGCTAGAAGAAACACCTTATAAAAGATATTCATCTAATGGTGGTAATAAATTTTTTATACCTCTAGCATTTTATACATAATATAATTTCATATTGTAGTTACCAAAATCAATCTAGTATTTGCAAGGTTCTTCATCACAAACATTGAAATCTGTCAGTGCTAATAATGAATCCTTTAACATAATCTCAATATCTTTAGTAGTATAGTTTGCATAATCGACCTCATATGAGAGATATGAAGATACCTGTTCAAGTAGTGATTCTTTAAGCCATACAAACTTAGCATATTCATCTGGACTGAATACATTAAGTCCTAACATAACGTCTAAAATAGAGCAACTATGATAGTATACATTATCACCAGTAGCCTGAAGATAAATCTTAAGTGTAACAACTACCCCTAATATTGATACTTCCTTATAAAAAGATACCTCAGTAATACCTTTTTCATTTGTATCACTACCATATGCAAGGATTTTATCATCCTTAGACTCAAACTTTGTTACTAATGAATCCATCTCTGAAAACATTGCTATACTTCTGTGCTCTTTTCTGAAATTGTTGTCCTCTAAAATACTACTTCTTAATCTCATTGTTTTGTCCTCCTAAAAATAAATAAATAATGTAATAAGTTTCTTTGCTTAATATAAAATGATATTCACTTTGCTGTGTGGAGTCTCACATTTGTTCAATTTAATATTCGTGAGTTATAAGATTAAAACCATCGCCACATTGTTTATTCATTTTATACACAATATATTTTGAAATCAAGTAAGTAAAAAATAAACTAACAAAACATATTTTTCATACTCACTTCCTTCAAAGTTATAAAATATATTTTCATATCAAGTAAGTTAAAATCAACTAACAAATTAGATTTTTATAACTTACTTTTTCATCTTTGAAGTAGTAAAAGCATATTACTACCCCTCCAATTATACAAAATATATTTTGATATTACAAATGCTGTAAAACACATTATAAAAGCATAAAAATAAGTGAGGCACATTACAAACTTGTAATGCACCCCACCTATCTTAAAGAGGACAATAAAATGAGAAGAACAAAAGAGCAAAGCCCTAAACTTATTACTCATTTATTATAACATAAAACTAAGAAAATGTCAATACATATAATTATTCATTCTTATCTTTAATATTGAAAGTCTTTTTAATCCAATTAACTACCTCTCTTGGTGTAGATTTATCTACACAATCAGATACTTGAACTAATACTTCTTTCACCCATTTAGGAAAAGGAACTCCAATATTAGCTAAATTTTCTAAAAGACTTATAAGCTCCTCAATACAGAACCAAATTACAACTAAAGTTCTTATTGATAATGATATTCCCCAAAAAGTTGGTGTTTTTCCTGCAAAATCTAACAAACACAAATCAACCTTCAATGCTATGAAAATAGCTATGAAAATAAACACCTTTCTCATAATACCATTTCTTAACTCAGTTGAACTTAAATTCTTCTGCATGATAGCATATACTACCCCTGAAAGCATGTCAACAAGTATTAATGATATAAGCAACTCAAGTGCTGAATCAAAACCACCTAATGCTGAAACTACAGTAGATATAACAACTGTAAAACTAGTCTTTGCGATAAATAATACTTTATCCATAACTTTATACCTCCTATGCTTGTGTTAATGTATATATAATTTTCATAGTTTTATCAGCTGTTTTTGTTAATACTGTATCCTGATTATTTATTGTTCCTAAATATGCTGAAACTAATACTGGAACATACAAATTCAATGATGAACCATTACTATGCATATTAAGCTCAATGTAAGGGTTTGGTATTAAGTCTTTATTATCTTCTAAACAATAATATGCATATAATCTTATATCATTATTAATCATAAAAGGATGTGTCTGCATAGTTCCATCATTATCTAATAAAAACAAAGCATAACCATTAGTTCCGTCTGGTGCTACATAGCAAAGACTACCCCTGTAACTTAATAATTTTCCATTAAGACCTACATCATAATAACCACCTCTTTCAGTAGTGCCTGAAAGTAAAGTAATCATCTTACTTGTAAGAGCTATATCCTTAAAAGTATAAGTTCCATCAAAGTTCACAATCCAAACTCTTAACTTATTTGGGTTTTTAGTTAAATCTTGGAAATTAAACTGACCAGTTATAACATATAACTTATCGTTATGAATAATTTTATCTTGCCTATTTAAACAATTCAATTTACCTGTTTGACCAAAATATGCAGTTATTGCAGAGTTAATATTACTTGCATGTATTGTAATTCTTTCTGCTACACCGTTACCTGAATACTTTACAATTTTAAACTCTGAGTAGCTACCATCACCATCCCGACAAAAACCATGGTCTTTACTCGTATAAGGTATATCTTTATATACTGCTACACCTGTATCAATAACTTCAGTGGATGTTATATTACCGTAATTAAATCCATCTACTAAACCTAATCCGAACTTGGCTTTTGATAATACCTTTGAAATATTTTGCTTATTATCGCTACCCCTGTAAATTGCATGTAGATAGTCGCCGTCTATATAAGCACATTTTCCAGCATTACCATCCCATCCTTTTGCTTTTACTAAAGCACCATTAGTGTTAATTCCTAAATTTGCTTCTACAGATGTATCCCAAAAATTATTTGAGTTAAAATCTCTTAAACTTAAACCTTTAAGAGAATTATCTTTTGCATCACAGCCATATCCTCCTGCTCCACCACAATCAGATGTTAAACAAATACTAGCTATTTCTCCATTACACTGGTCAGTATTAAAATCCCAAACAAACTTTACATAGTCTTTTCCGACTTCAGATTCTCCTGAGTTTATACTACCCCTGAATGTATTACCTGTATTAGATGCTGACTGATTAGCACAACCAATAAAACTTTTGATTTCTTCAATACTAGGTAAACAGTGTTTTACATCCTCAGTAATAGGTTGAGAGAAAACTAAAACTCCACCATACATTGCTTGAGCAAAGTTTTTACTACTTGGTAAATTATATATATTACCTATATATCGCATACCTGCCGACCACATATTACCTGAAGCTAATTGATTATAAGCTCCACCTAAAGCATTTCTTACAGCATTAGTAACCAAGTTTTCCTTGGTTACTTCATCTGTCAATTCTCCAGTTTTTGCATCGAATAACTGAATAGTTGTTTTTCCTTTTAACATATAATCACCTCTAACTTTGGTTAATTTACTCTTTATTTATAACTGAATTGAAACCTAATACATTAATAACATTTGGTAAACTTATATGAGCAACCTCATCAGTTAACTCGTATCTACCTGTCCATTTAGGTTCAGAAGTTTTAACACCTGATGCATTGATAATTAACTCAGCATCTAATGTAGCAATATTTAATGTGGCAGTATCCAAAGACTTTACATAAATATTTAACGAATGTTGTATGTCTTCTTCTACTGGGTCTAATCCAATGTCAAATGATACAGTAAAGTAACCTTCATTATTAAGAGTGTATCTAGGCTTAATAGGATGTGCTACATTATCATAAACAATATTGAATTGTATATTACCTACCCCTGTAATATTACAAACAGCTACAAAACTAGCCATAGCACCGATGCCACCACTTAATAGTATAAGACTATTAAATAGTTTAACCTCTTTTCCTTCACTAACAGAAATATCTTTAGTTAAAAACTGAGTGTAATAAGAAGATACAAGAGCAGATGAACCTCCTGAAGAAGTCTTAAAACTTGAAGATGATTTACTTCCATAAGCTGACTCCAAATCATACTTATTGCAACTCATCGAGTCAAAAGTATTGAAATTACTTTCTATATTACATAGTATAACATTATTATAAGATTTTGTCAATATGTTTTTTGTTTTATTATCTACATAAGCCTTTGTAAACTGAATACAGTCTCCTAAATCTAACTCAGGTCTATGGTCAATTTCAAAGTCACCACCGTCAAACTTAATACCTTGACACGATAATAACATATTATTTATACAACTCTTTACTGAATTGTCCAATTCTTTAGCATCAGCTGTCTGGATACCCCTTAGAAACGGATTTTCAGAAAAGAACAATTTAATTAGTTTTTCACTAGCTGATGTTTTATTTTTAACTGAGTAATCAAATCCAGCAACTGATGTAGATATTTCATTTACTTCGTATTCAACCTCAGACATGCTATAATCGTAAACTCTGTTCTCATCTAGCGAAGCTACAATTGTATTATTGTAGTTTACAATGTCAAGCTCACCATTTCTATTGATAATTACAAACCCACCAGCTAAAATTGAAAGATAGCCTAAAGCATTTCTATAAGAATCCACAGAACCGTCATTACCTAGAGAAAATAATACTTCCTTATTATAAATTCTGCTTTCTATGTCGCTTGCTACTGATAACTTATATAAATCAGTTGAACATGATTTACAGAATAATGTGAACAATTCTAATATACTTCTATAACCCTGTGTTAATATAATTCCATCGTTATAAGAGATATCAATAGAGAAAGCTAACATAGAATCATATAACTCTAAATTACATGAATAATCTGAGTTTTCAACCTTATTCACATAGAAGTAACCATTTTTAACCTTACCAGTAGTGTTTTCAGAGCCATCAGTGTTAATAGAATAATCTGAATCACTTTGATTCACATCATCTACTTTAAGCCATTCATTATACTCAAAACAAATGTCTTTTCGTAATAGACCTGCTTCTAGCAGTTTATCTACCCCTGATGAAGTTAATGACATTGTAAGTTTTGAACTACATACACCTCCTAAAGTAAAATAATTATTACTTGTAGCCTGACGAGATAACTGTAAACTATCAGCCTCTACATCATTAGGTGTTAATGTAAGTAATGTCGATGCATCTTTATTTAGTTTTACATTTAACTTAAATGTAAAATCTTTTGTATCATCACTACTCATTTTATCAATATACTTTTGGTTTACACTATACATTCAATCACCACCTTAAAACTCTACAAATGTCATTGTAGTAGACCAAAAAGCCTCATCTTCACCGTCAATATTAATCATTGTATACTCCATATTAGCATCACGATACATAGTCTTTGTTGCAAAACCTCCCTTACTCTTAGGGTCTAAGAATTGCAGTGAAAAAGACTCATCTTCGCCTGCTGCTATTAACTTTACTAATTCATCCCATGAGATTCTGTCCCAAGAAACTTCAACTGTATAAGCTGTTGTTTTACCACCACGAATACGATTACGAGTAAGATATCCAGAAGTTGAACGTTTAGAGTCCAAATCCACATCACCAGTAGAAACCTTGTAGGTTGATGGCGGAGTAACTCCGCCACCTTTACCTACAACTAAACCATTACCAAATTTAATAACTGTTCCATTATAAGACATATCTATACCTCCTAGAAGTTACCTGTCTTTGTAATATTACCATTGACAGTATTGATTATATAACTTGATAACTTATTGTTTTTATCAAGATATATATTAACCTGAACAGGTTTATTGCTAGAACCTAAATTACTTGTAGCTAACTTAGAGTAGATATTTCCAACGGAACGAACTACCCCTGATACATCAGAAGCACTAGCATATGCTGCTTCAAGATTAGCTCTACTAACTGATGGATTTACAACTAAACTAGATTGTAAGTTAATCATGTCTCGTAAGTTATCAAATTTATTAGCTACATAATCATAAGCTGTATCAGTTTGTCTCATCAGAGAGTCATACATACCATCAAATTTACCAACAGATATTAAAGAGTTAGTATTTAAATTAGTGTTTTCAAATTCACTTGAAATTGAAGAACACATATTACCAATTGCTTTAGTTGCAACTTTAGTATTAGATTTTAAACCTACTGCAATACCTGATGGTATATATGATGCAAGATGTGCAAATAACTTTGATGGTGAATGAGAATCAATACCATCTTTTTTACTAGTGAATACTGATATTATTTTATTAACTAAAGATTTTACACTTCCTACTAATCCTTCATTCTTCTTTGGGTCATTAATACCTTCTTTAATACCATCTACTATATTTCCTCCAACATGTTTTCCCTTACTATCAGCTTTTGTATTTTCATTAGATGTAGCATTTTTAACTAATGAAGACACAGCACCTTTAGCAGTTGTATCCTCATCTAATTTTGATTTAATTCCGAAAGAAATACCTCCACCGACTGATTTACCCTTTTCATTAGCTTTTGTATTTTCGTCAGATGTAGCATTTTTAACTAAAGATGACATAGCACCTTTTGCTGTCGCATCAGCATATAAAGCTGATGTAACTCCAGCAGTAAGATTTGCAGCTACCCCTTTTCCTTTAGATTTTGCTAATGTATTACTTTCTGATGTAGCATCAGTAACTAAACTACTTGTAGCACTATCTACAGTCGCATCAGCATATAAAGCTGATGTAACTCCAGCAGTAAGATTTGCAGCTACCCCTTTTCCTTTAGATTTTGCAGAAGTATTACTATCTGCTGTTGCATCACTTACTAGGTCTTTAACAGATGTATCTACAGTTGAATCATTATCTACAGTTTCAGTTACTTTATCTAAAAGACCTTTTGATAACTTCTCACCTGCATTAGACCAAGTAAGAGTTAATTCAGTTACTTCATCTTCACTAAACTTTGTATTTTGTTTTAACTTAGAAAAGTTAGAATCTAATGCATCAAACTGAACATCATTAAGAGAGTCTATTGTGTCTACAGTAGTCTCAAATTCAAGAGATAAGTCTTGTGCTAAAGAATAAACAATATCAAATGCTGCACTCTTATCCATAATACTAGTATTATTGTAATCTTCAATAGCTTTCTTCAAGTTTTTGAACTGAGTAGAACCTCCTGCTCCTGCTTTCTCTAACTCGTCTAAATAAGCAGTTAAATCTTTAATAGATATTAAATTATCTTCTCCAAAGCTAATGTCATCTACTAGAGCAGCAATATTATCATAAGTTCCTTTTAATTCTTTAAGTTTATCTCTATATTCTTGTAAATTAGAATAAGCACTTGGGTCAACAGATAAAGTTATTGTACCCTTTAAATCATCTTTAATTCCAGCAAGAATATCTTCAGTAGCAACAGTTTGGTCTAATCCACTTTTTACACCGTCTACTAATGTTTTACCTATTGATACAGCCATTGCAAGAATTGCACCTTTAAGACCGAACTTTGCTGCATTTTCAATAGTAAAAATTGATGACATAGAACTTATCGTAGTAGATGTTGCATTTGCTCCAGTAAAAGAACCTGCTAATGCTTTTATAATACTATTACCTAATAATCCTAGACCGAATTTTCCAACACTTCCTAATAATTTTACCCCGAATAGTATACTAAATGCATTAACTAAGTATCCCTCACCGTCAGTAGTATTTAATGCATCTGAAATACCCTTTATTATTGCACTACCTAAACTTGACTTATCTACCTTATCAATAGTTTTACCTATAAGATTAAATAGATTTAATATAGCTGATGCAATACCGCTAGTTGCATCTTCTACTGAGCCATCATCTACTGCATTATTTATTGCATATGCAATTTTATCTGATAAAGTATCAGTATCAATACCACCAAGCATACCAAACAGTGTGCCAATCACGTCTAATAGAGCTTTAAGAGCATCTGCTAAATCATTCTCGTCTATACCCTCAATAGCTGTATTAATCACAGTAAGAATACCATCAGCAGCTTTATCAATTACGCTATCACCATCTTCATCTTTTCCAAAAGCAGTAGCAAATGACTCAAATGCAAGATTCATTAATCCTGAAATATTATTACCTATTTCAGTATCTCCACCATTATCAAATAATCTTGATATTGCACCTTTAAGGAAGTCTTTTATTGCATTACCTACTTTTGTTCCTAAGTCTAAGTCTTTAGCCTCTTCAATGAAACCTGCAAGTGTGTCCATAGCTGACCTAAATCCAGTTGTAGCAGCTTTACCAACATCATCCCACTTAGTTTCAGTAACTAAGCCATCAAAGAAATCTGCAATTTTTTTACCAGTCTTACCTAACAAGTCTTTTTCAGATGCCTGTTCATATAAATCATTTATTGCAAATGTAATAAGATTTATACCTTCACCAACAGTTTCACCAGCTTCATCCCACTTAGTTTCAGTAACTAAGCCATCAAAGAAATCTGCAATTTTTTTATCAGTCTTACCTAACAAGTCTTTTTCAGATGCCTGTTCATATAAATCATTTATTGCAAATGTAATAAGATTTATACCTTCACCAACAGTTTCACCAGCTTC